CTTTCTGGTGCCCATCATACCAAATTTTGAACACAACCTATGGGGTTAAACTTTAGACCCATACTTTGTCATGTTCACTGTTATAATATATACGTGAAAATGCTCAGAAATCGGATGTTAAGAGGGAGGCCCTTTTACAGGCCTCCCTCTTAACATAACTACTTCTTCAGTGTCAGCTTCCCGTTCAGGATGTTCCAGAACACGGTGTTTCGCATATCGGGGCCATCCGCCATCGGGATCACAACGAGCGAGCCCTTTGTAAAGTTATCTTTCACGTAGGCGTCGATTGCGTATGCCGGATACCGGTCCTTTGTAATCAGTATTGTCACATTGGCCCGCACCAGATTGCCGGTTGTCCGGTCAGTTCGCACCATCCGGTTCAGCACCCAGATCTCTTGCTCTGGGTCAAACTTTTCCGGCCACGGCTTGATTGTGAACAGCTTCTCTTTGAACGTTCGGGCTCGGTCCTCCGGCAGCATGGTTGTGTTATCGAGCGCCACAGCGCACTGGGACATTTCCCGGTCCAGGAGTTCGATAACGTAGCGGATCACGGGCGTATTGTCGATACTCTGGCTCTGGGGCTGTTTAACTTGGGGACGGCTAGTCACTTTCTTTTTACTCATTGTTATACCCTCCTTAGGTTAGTCCAATAGGAACCAGTCATATTCTGACGGGGCGCTCTTCTCATAGAAGTTGTGGGCTCCTGCAAGTTGACGACTGGATTCATGGTACAGTACACTGGTGGTTAGGGACGAACTGTTGTAGATCGATTTGTCGATCGAGAAGAACTTGTACTCTGGATTCTCCAGCGTCCAATCGACCCTGCTGCCATCCTTCTGATATATGAGCTTGGACACAATGAGCTCGAACTGGAGCTCTGGCAGATGAATGCCTCCCTGCACAAAGAGCGGAATGATAGTAGCAAGGCACTCGTCATAATCGTGGAAGCTGTCGATAAGTCTTCCATTTGTCAGAATATCCTTGAGCTCAATCAACGCACCAGCGAGCTCTTTATTCTTGTACTGATACTCGAAGATGACATCACACAGGATCTTACCATGGTCAACAAGATCAGTAAACGGAATCAAGGCCGTTCCCTTCTTGTCAACATGAGCCGCGGCATCCATAAAGATAGTAGTGAACTCGGGAGACATGAAGATGGGAATATCATTCGCCTCCTGAATCACGATACGACTCTCGTCGCGGTCGTCATATATGACGATATTGGATATCTTTCGGTCATAGCTTCGCCCTTCTCCATCCAGCCTCTTTTTAACTGACGGCATGCGGATTTCGAAGAACAGATGAGAGAATTCCTCCGGGTGTTCAGCAGACTCTTCTATCATTGCGTCATTAAAGAAGATCTGGCATGACGCCGCTTCGAAGTAGAGGTTGAAGTTGTCATCGAACTGAACGTCGCTTGTACTAGTATTCAATGCATGCTTTGCAGATAGCAACGTCTGCTCCATGTCATCAGCAGAGTTCAATCCCGCTATTCGGCCGATGTGGATGTCACAGTTCAAGTGGGCCATCAGCTTACCGTAACATGCAGAGCATATATAGCCTTCTGCCCGGCGAGGATGAGTGCAAGTAATCGGAGTCTTGAGATAGATAGTCTTCCCAATCAAGCTCGTATTCTCTGGATCAATGATCAGGTATTCGTCAGAATCTGGATCCAGAGTACCTACTCGCCCCTCTAGTTTATCCAAGGTATCGAAACTGTCGATATGCCGTTTACGAAAATGCTTTGAATCGCATTCCCACTCTGTATCAACATACCGAATGTCGGACATGAGCATGCATAGCGATCGTTCCAATGCACCCGCATCCGATACCGTCAGTTTCAGAGTTTCTGCTTTCCGGCCACCATATCCAGCAATGGCGAATGCCCGGATATCCTTCAGACCCTTGATGATATTGGTATCAGCGGTATACGGGATTGTATTGCCATAGAGATCTGGCTTATGCCCGAGGTGTACTGCAAATTCTCGAAACTGTGCAAGATTGAATAGATTGTTTCGAGCGAACACTGAAATCGATAGATCTTGCTGATTCGATATAACATTCAGAAGATGCCTTGCATGGCTTGTAATGAGTTCTTCTCGTTCCGTAGGTGAAATATCCTCTGTGCTTGGATGGGAGCAGTTCAGAGATCTGTACGCCTCTTCTGAACGATCCGCAACTTCCAGGAATTCGTTATTGGATATCGAGAGCCCCAAGCGATCTCCTGCGATTTCAGCGAACTGATTGCCAAGGAACTTACACCACTCTACAAGCTCATCGATATCACGAGCAGTTCCATAGGGTCTGCATTGCCGGATATACTTATTCATCTGAGTTACCCAGGCATCTGGGGTGAACCTGGGTGTTACCAGAGGATGCCAGTTGTGCATGTCTACCCCCATTAAGATCGGGAGCAGCAGCATTGTATAGTTGATGAGAAACTTGAACAGCGATAGATTTATCGGGGTCTGACCTTTATAGACCCGGAACTGAATGCTCTGCCCAAGCGTGAAATAGTTTAGCGACTGGTCTCCATATGAGACCTTATAGTGGTTAATGATCTTCAGCGAATTGACAATGAAGTCATCGAGTGTGTGGTCATATACATTCACGATCTGATTAAGCCGATCTAAATTTATCTCTGTATCGAGAATGCTGTAAATAAAGATCGGATGTTTTGCTCGTCGTTTTCGTTCCTTTAGTGTAACGATAGGTTCCAAGAACCGGCTAATGCGGTTCGGATCATGATAATTGCCCACGGTTAATCCCTCCATGTCTGTCTGTTCAGTGCTATAATATATAGCCACATTAAAGCATGATCAATAGACGAATAAACTCATCTACGACACATACATCCTGGGGCCGCATTTCGCAACCCCTAAATTCAGTATATTTATAATCTACCACCAGAACTGGGGTAGAGAGCAGCACTCGTAGTTCGCCGATGATGCGGTCATATTTCATGAGCTCAAACGTATCTGCAAACTCATCCTTCCAATCTTCATACGACGGATGCTGCGTAAAGTATTTCTGCGCAGCATTCTTACTGATCATGCGATTGGTTGAGGGATTTAGTGTAGATGATATGAAAAACTGCAGATAGTTGAAGTTCCTTGCCGCAAAGTCCCGCTTCATGATCATGATAAGCTTAATCATATCCACAATGTCCATCATCTCGATATATTTTGCACATTGCAGTTTGCTCGAATAGTAGAGCTGTATGATATACATCTGCGTATCACTTAGCGGGTATTTGATGTTGTTCTGGTAATACTCAAATTCGCTCTTCAGATCCGATGGGCGTTTTAGATCATTGAAATCTATCCCAAACTCTGCCCCCAGACGCACAAGCGAATCTTGGACTGCTATATATGCCCGCAATCGGTCTTTCTCAGAGTGCATAGTACAGCCCTGTGCCCAACGATCGAATCTGGAGAAAGATTCGTTTACATTGTCTGATGCCTCCATCTTCATCTCTGATATTTCGTACCGGTCACGTTGGATCAGTTCATTTCGGATTGCCCTGTCGAAACATACATGGATAAAGACGATTGCTGATTGATTGAAGACTGCCTTCTGCGAAATGTCGTTCATATAATCCCGCATCAGGTTATTTGTGAAAGATACTGCGGTTGTGCCAAACTTGTTCCGGCGCTTCCACATAACAGATTCCTGATTCTCTGTTTTAGAGATCCGTGTAGTGGCAGTGTGGTACAGTTTTCCATATAGACTGATATCATAGTGCCGGTCGAACAGTGGGATAAAGGAACTGAATACCAAGAAATATAGATCGCTGTTTGAGATCTTCTTAGCTTCCAGCTCCTGTTTCCGGATGGTGTAGTAATGGGAGACTATCGGAATCACAAACTTGTGAAATACGCTGACCCCCATAATGGCTTTTAGATGCTCAACTGTGAGCTGAATCGACTCATCATAGACTCGATCCTGTTTCACTAGCGACTCATCTGTATTATACTCCACCATTCGAACAACTTTTTCAACCATCGTATCAGTTGCAATTGTTGCGAAAACTGCATCTACAAAATCTTCCACATCGATGATGGCTTTGGACAAGTGCAATTGAAACATCATCTGATAGTAGGCGTTCATTAGTTCGTCGTCATCATCGAAGTATTCGATAAAATAGTTGATATATCGAACGGTCAGGTTGATGTTGTTCAGGAAGGACTGCTTTGACACACTCGCATACGTGAGCTTTTTAGTGATATCGTTCTCATTGTTCTCGTCGGTTTGAACCCGATATGCGTCCAGCATTCGTCCAAACTCAAACTTAATAAACTTCCCTTCGGGTTTAACGAACTCGCCAACATGGGCGTTTCTATAGAAGTTTTGAAGTTGCTCATAGGATATATCTGGATGGCCGTTGACTAATCGCAGACCATCATCTACCTTCGGTATAACGCGTTCGCGATACCGGCGTAGTAGTATTGACTCTTGGTCATCTATCTTAGGATCGATTCCTCCTTTGCTGTTGTCTTCATCCGCGGAGAACACTGACTGGGGAGAGCCAATGCTCAGAACGGACAACGAAGACTCGTTCTTTTTCTTTCTGTTACCTTTCTTACTCATGCTCTAACCTCCCCTAAACTGTCGGTATTATAATATATAGCCAGTTTCATTTCCCAGATGGCTTCTTGACGCGTGTTGCCATTTTCACTGGGCGCACAGTGGAAACTGACCGGATAGGTGCAATCGGCTGAAGTTTTCGCGCAGCGGTGCCCATTGGGGCGCTGCGTGTCTTGAGTGCAGCGCTATCCGCCTTTTGCTGTAGCTCTTTGGTTTTATTTTGGCGCTTCTGTTTTTCTCGTTGTTCCTGTTGTTTTCTCCGGGCCATCAGTCCATCGAAATCCGCAACCGATACGATAACCTGCGCTTCGGTTCGATATCGGCGGGAGCTTATAATAGAGGACAATGGGACGTTGTCCTCTAAGTAAAATACTGCGTAATAGATACTTTTGTCGAGCATGATAAGCCGATGCGGATTGCGAATATCTGGCGCATTATCAAGAACCGCATCACCTAATTTACTTTCGGTACCTGACATAAGCAAGTGTTGTCTGGGAATCTTATGTACCAGCATCTGTATGATCGCCCCAGGCGAGGGCCTGCTGGATGGTGTTTTATCGCCGCCGGTATCAGTATCGAGATGATAAAAGATATATGCGTATGTATACACAAAGGAAGGGCAATTCGAGAAAAACTTAACATTGCACTGCTCGAGGCTATGAGCCATGGGCGTAGGCTCAACCTCGAGCAGCACGTCGTAGTAGAACTTTTCCAGTGTTTCGGATGGCACCTTGACATGAACGACATTACGTCCGGTGGGCGTCACCCTATAGATGTCGTATAGAAACTTTTTCGATTTTACAAGTTTATCGTAGCGTTCGCGATATTGTGCCCGGAGGCCCTTGATCGGTATTTTCACAGAGCCTTTGGCCAACGGCATATTGTCCTGCATGAATTCCTTTAGAAGCATATAGAACACCTCCTTATTAGAATGTCGAAGAGGACTGTATGAATAGAATAGAATGCTGTGATGACATTCTATGATTTTTCATTATAATAGCTTATTGCAGTATCATACAATTGGTTTCTAATATTCAGGCAAATTCGGCTACACCCAGAGCGGATACATACTGCCCAACTGGCCACCCACCAACCCTCGCCGATATCTGCCCGAACGCTTATCCTCGCTTAGTTTATGTGAAGCCACATCGCTGTGATAAGCATATTGTAATCTAGATTTTATTTACACATCCGTATACTCGCATCCCATTGCGGGAGGCCGCCCGCAATGGCTGCCAGGTCATCATATGACTCAAATCTCGCTGGAGGTGGGGGGACCACGATTATGTACTACGATATACACTAGCGCACCGCCTCTCTGTTGGTTAGCTAATAACCATTATTTTCTTCTGACCCTGGGGTCCAACCGTACCGTCTTCGTTGGGCTCCGGATCGTAGGCGTAGAGGTATGCACCATGCGGCTTTATAACTGTATCCTGGGCGGTATCAAGGTAAACTGGGATATCTCCATGTCTCGCCCTCACGTCGTTAAGCTGGCTGATAAGCATATCGATTGTGGTGATATTGAATGTGCTGATGGCGTAATAATCGTGATTGCCAAACGTATTGCAGACTCGCTCGCTAAGACTTGTGGTCATAACTTGGCACCTCCATTAAATATAATTCTCTACGAACTTCTCGACGTGGATCGTTTTGGCATCAGCAAGATCCAGTGCCAGAGTGGAGTTCTCGAGCATCCGGCAGATAATAGACACTGGCTCAGTGATTATATATGCATCCGGAGGAAGCTCCGCATTTCCCATAGTCTCTCTATCGGGAAGAACCTTAGACCAAGTGTCGCGATTCAGATCGAACAAGGACAATACACCCTCGTTGATCCAATCAGACATCATCGAGGGAGTGGAGATCGGCGAGTTCCAGATGTTACCGATCATGTCCTGTATTGTGTGATACAGCACCATCCTGAGAGTTTCCACACAGACCGGAGATAGCCCATCAGTCTGTGGACTTCCCTCTTCACCCGACACGTCGTCCTCCATCACATAGTCCCAGTACATCTCAGTTATGGTCTTATAAGCGACAAGAAGAGAATTCGCACGAAGCACGCCCTTCTCCACAGCCTCGCTTGCAGAGACTACGGCGTCAACAACAAGCTCATATTTGAGCTGGGAGTCTTTAAGTAGAGTAGACCCAACTTCGATGTCAATGAACCGTCCATACATCGTCTTCAGCCGACGCATCAGTCCAACTCGGATTACCTCGGACTTCTCCTCCTCCAGTTGCTTCCGGAGCTCATCATATCGTGCTTGGGCAACCGGCCCGAGCTTCTTCTCAAGCCGGAGGCCATGGAGTTTGTCATAGGTTACGCCGTATGGTTGCTGGGTCATCAATGCACGGATCTTAGTCACGTTATCCAGGCTGTGATCAAACGTGACGAGCTCCTTAATCTCTTCTCCATTAGGATTGCGGAAGGCTTGGTAAAGCAGAGACTCAAAACTCAGATCATTTACCAGACCACCGATGCCTACGTCGTCCGTAATAATTGTAGAGATATCTTCCTTCTGTTCAGCCGAGAACACCCGGTACTCATTCATGGTAAAGATCGCCAGGTTGTTATACATTTCGAATATATTGGGGTTTTGTTTCTTAAGCAGTGCGATGTTCTCGTTCAGTTTCTTCGCGGTCTGACGGGTGGCCTGGGTAAGACCCGTGCTCAGCAGAATAACAGTAATCGGATACGGAATAGCAGTTTCCGCGCTATCGCCCACCATCGGCACCTGAGACATCAAGTCAAGGAAAGTCTCAACATGAGCAATATCCAGGTTGCCATCGCAGTGCAAAACCACGCAGCGATCCTCGTGTGAATGGAACGGCCCTGCCGAATATTGGAGCGTCGCGTTAATCACCGGAGAGTCATGGATGGTCATGGTGAAATCGGCCTCCATGTTCGACTTATTGACCGTGATATAGGCACCTTCCATGATGGCATCCTTCAGATTGTCGTAGATCTTACTGGACAGCTCTTCATCTTGAGTACAGGTGATCAGCATATTCTTGAAGTCGATATCCTTCATAGGAACAGCCTGCAGTTTGATCCGGTCAATCAACTCCGAAGTAACCTTTCTCCAATCTGCGCGACTGGGCACAAAGTCCATACGCATGAGCTCTTGTATCAGGTTCGTATAGAGGATTGTTAGCGTGGTGGTACCATCGCCCACAGCCTTTGCCTGATCGGCAACCGCCTGATAGAGAATCTTCAAGATATACTTGGCCACAGGATTATCGAAGCGGAGGGATGCCAGGATCTCCTTGCCGTCACGGGTAAAGTAAGGCTGGCCATCCTTGGTGATGAAGGCGTCAGTCGCGCCGGGGCCGAAGGCCGTGAGGATGTCGTCATGAATCTCCTGTATCGCTTTCATCTTGTAGGTTTTCAGATACTCTCCCCGAATCGCGTTGGACTGAATCAGTTGTTCGCTCATGTACCATTTCCTCCTTGTGTTGTAGCATGAGTCCGGTAAATGGTTCATACATACCGAATTCATGCTTATAGTGTTGCTCATATGCAAACATTTGAGCAACTAAACGAAGTTGCCCATCTTGGCCCATATTATATCCATACGAACCAATTATGAAGCTCATTGGCCAGGTTATCCCACGCTGAGTGAGTTTTGCGGCTAAAATTACAGCTAAGTCTGAACTGCACACCATAACTGCGTTGATTCGATTCGTCATTATAAGCTCTAGTGCAGCGTTCAAGTTTAATATATTATCGCTCCGGTGAGTTCTGATAGCATCGTCAAACGGCAACTCAAATTGATCGTCGTTATAGCGCAACACATGTCCAGTGATAGTATGTCTGTCGAAGATTACGTTAAATTTTCGTGCAATATCGGTAGGAATAACTTTCAGATTCGGAAGGTTTGCAACTAGCCGTTTTTCGTATTCCTGAGTGTGCATTGTTCCCCGATACTTTGGGAAACAGTCGTATGGATTCAGATTCGGACAGCCTCTCTCATACCGATATATTTGATCACTAAGCGTCTGTTGATTCAGCACCAGGCTCAAAATCTTTGGGTCACACTCTTTAAGCATTCCAGGTTGGCGTAGAATGTATCGGAATAACTCAAAGCTATGGTAACGAAACACATCATGGTCCAAGATTAAGAGCCTGGTTGTCTGCATCATATGTGGGAACATTGTGCGGCTATCAGGTTTTATCTTTTCTTCATTATCCATTTGCAAACTGAGAGAAGTCGACATTCTGGAGGGTAGCGGCGTCCAAATTGATATCAACGGGCTCATCAACTATTGCCGCCATTGCAGCTTGCTGTTGGGAATAGTTCGACTGCTGCTGAGGAGCACTGTTGTCTCCGTTCTTATACCCGTTCGGCGACCACTGCCCCGGCTGAGACTTCCGCTGATACTGGCCGGACTGCTGCTGCTGACGGCTATAGCCGCTCTTCAACACAGACGTAATTGTCTTCTGGGTATCTACTCCAAGAGCGGCGGAGATTGCAGAGAGCGCCGTGAAGGTTGCAAGCTTATCGGATTTCTTGACCTCGGCTGCAATATGTGCCTGCGCCATGGTAAAGGCGTTTGCAGCTTCATCCAAGATCTTGACAAACTTCTTGAAGTTTCCGTTTGCCTTGATGTCTTCATTCGCTCGGCCGGAGCTATGATCATAGCCCCTCAGAACTTTGGTTGCGCTGAATGGATATATTTCATAAGTATTGGAGCGCTTTCCACTGTCTACGTTCTTATAGATGACCAGATAGATACCGGGCGTCATGTTGATATTGCTGCCGTTGGAGATCTCCACAATACTGTCCTGCCTGATGCCGGCCACAACAGCAGTGGATTCGAATGTATTGGTCTCCCGAAGAGATAGCAGAACTTCCTCGCAGACATCCTTGAGCTCGAAGATTGTGGAGAAGGAGAACACATGCCCGAAAACTTGAGCGTTTCGGACAGTTTCATAGTTCGGAGGACTCCCGGGCGGGTATACGCCAATATCCAACCCGAGCGTATTATTCCAGAACCGTGTTCTCAGGAATCGTCCGACTCGCTCGTTATGGAGAATTACGCCATTTGTGGTGATGTCATTATCTTGGCGGCGGGAGCCATTAGCCCCGCCGCGCTGCCCTTGGCCGCCCATTCTTGGATTATTGTTGTAACGATTATCGTAAGGCATACTCACATCAACCTTTCTGTATCACATTATTGGATTGTCCAATCCGGTTTCATTTTGCACATCCGTCGACACTGTGGGCTTATTATCCGGATGGACGCGCACTACCTTAGTAGTGCGGTCGATGCCGTAGTTTTGAATAGCCCGCCCCAACGCTTGAGCAAACATCGTCGCTTGGAGCTGGAACATCTTAATCTCTCCGTAGTGGTTCTTGATCACAATATCGTAGGGATAGTTCTCTACATCATCATCTCCCGTACCCGGATGATCGTTTGCAGTAACCCAGCTCTTAATCAGAACGGTTATCGTAATAATACCCATCTGGTTGACTAGCCGATCGCGTACATATTTGATATCCGCAGGAGAGCGCAGGGGAATAAAAACCACGTCGTGCTGTACGCCGGTGTCCGACTCCTCGTTTATCTGACGGTCTATCTGGTACAGGCAGAACCGAAGCATACCCATATTAAACTTATCCCACGCCGTTTTGAGGTCATATAGGAGCGTCCGGTACTTGTCTGTTTTATTTGCAATCTCGTTATCGATGGTCATATCACCAAAAAAGCCCATCTCGCGGCTCTCGGCCTTACGGATGCATTCTACCATCTCATCAATCGGCCCAGTGTAGAATGGATGGACATACTCCACATCGAGAACTTGAGAGACCGCATTGATTAACGTGTCTTTACCAGAGCCAGAGTATCCGTTAATGATGCAGACGATGGGCTGCTTTTCGCGCGCAACCTCCGTCTTGGCAGCGCCGTCGGACTGTTTGATCAGGCTCATGATACCGTCTTCAATGGTAAATACCGCATCGTGATTTTTTATCATAGTGACGATATTTGAGATACGATCCCCGAGGGTCATACCGCTAAGGATCATATAACCCTTACTATTCTGCAGGTTATCGAGATCAATAACGGCGGCAACTTCATGTTTGTGCGGTTCTGCACCGTCGCTCGGCTGAATCGTAATGAGATCTCCCGCCATGACATTGTACGGAGTCAGGGTTTGGTACACCTCGCCCCAGCTGGTGAAGATGCGCATGCGCATAGAGTTTTGCTCGTCCATAATAAAACAATCTCCTTTCATAAATGCATACTAGTTTGTACGTACCTAGAATTTTCTAGCTGCTATTCATCCGAAACTCTCCCTCCTTTATATCCGCACGATATTCATATAGTAGGTCATCGAATTACCGTTATGCGTGGTATTACCCGGAGTCATTCCAAGCGGCTTGTACAGCTGAGTAAACAGCTTCAAGTTATCGGATACCAGAGTTTCAGTATCGATAATAGCCAGTACCCAATCTGGCACTTCATCCAAATCTTCTGGAAGTGCAATTGCCTTAATACCCTTACCCTTAACCAGTTTACCATCTTCCCCGATATAATCACCGATCTCAGGATCAGTATCAAACAGGTTTATCACCTGCTTAAAGATACCAGGCCAGTTTTCAAGCTTCGCCGCATCTTTCTTGTTCCTAAGCTGCACTTTCACTAGCGTTACGGTCGCCGGAAGTGTAATCCGTTGTTTGTCTGGGACGATCTTGTTCCATACATAGACCGCTTTATATTGTCCAATACGCAGCGGATTTGCGTACGCGTCAGGCGTTTTGACTTTAATCGATTGCTTCAAATAACCCATATTGCCCGATGCGATTTCTTCTGTAATCCGCTGTTGGAACTTATGAATCACGCGGAACGTGCGCCTGAGAGACAATGTATTGTCTTTCGGCTGAAGCAGTTGATCCATCAGAATGTCCTGATAGATGAACTCAGACGTGTCCTTACTTGCGGTGGACTTAAAGAAATTGACGCCTTTAACATCCAATTTTGGTTCTGGGAAGATAAAGGATTCCTGCCGTACGAGAAGCCCCATATAAGACTTCTTCGCGAACGTGTTGATGATTCGACTGTAATGCAGCTCGTTCTTCATTACAACATACTTGCGGTCTTCTTCCGCAACGTTAACAACATCCAGATACTGGTATAGCCGCTCTGCGATCGCTCTTGAACACATCACAGATAGGGTGTTAAGCACTCTGTACTTATATGCGTCTGCATCCGCACGCGTCCTAAATAACCTCGTAGGCAGTATCTTGTAGAGATGAGAGAGAATCTCGTTGAAGTATAGAAACGTCGAGTCTGTGTCAAGCACAAGCGTTACTGCACGTTTCTGATATCGTGTACGATCCTCATAACGGAATACCCCATGTTTGTACCCAACAAACTCCATAAGCATGGCAATCAGATGGTTTAGTGGCTTGGCAATTTCCTCAGGAACTACATTTGGGTTAATGAACTCAACATCAGTGCACGCAATCTCTCCAAACAAATCCACAATATTATCGAGCTCTAAGAAATCGTACAGATTCGTCTTGTAGAAGACCCGAATTCGCATCTCTTCATCAAGCGAATCATATACCGATTCAATCATATCTCTATCTGCCAACGATTCATGCCCAAACTTATTCACAAATCTTTCTGTGAACTCATGTTTGGACGGAACAACTTGGACCACGTCAAACGCATCGAATTCCCAATTGGCCTGCTCATGCATAATATTTAGCACAAATGTCAAGAACTCCGTCATGTGAAAAAACTTCACATTGTCAGCCAATAGATTCTCGAAGCATTGACATGCTGTAGATAACTGCCCTCTTCCAGCTGCCGTCACAGACAGAGCCGAGTGCATATTATAAAGGAAGGAAGACGACTGACCTTCGGCTCCGAATCCCGAATTTGCAGCCTTCTTGTCATTCAACTGCAGAATCTGTTTTACTGCTGCCAGCATATAGTTTTTCTGTTTCAATGCATCGAACTTCTCCTGCTTATGCACATCGCGGGCATCGAGCATACTATCTTTAATAATATTGACATTAAGATTGACCCTAACATGCTTCGGATAAAAAAATACGCCAGATTCAACGACCGATGGTTTCGTATCGTGAATCCAGTCAACGACTCCTAACAACGTAGTATCAGCTACAATATTTTCATAGCTATTGTAGAGTTTTACTTTTGTATCTTTAACTCTCTTATTATATGTCTTTGCTACAATCTCTTCGATCCTAGCCCTAGGTACATTGGGATGCGTTAAGCACATTGCTGCTGTCATTTGAGCAATCCACTTATCCTTCAATACATGCGGCATATACCCACTCCCATTCCGTCGGTGATCTATATAGTCTCGTTGCCGTGGTCGTAAAAAGATAAATAGTCTAATCAATACCCAATAAAAAGAACAGATGTATAAGCACGTTAACATATAACTATGCTACTAGATTTGCGCTAAGGAGGAACATACCATGGCTGATATGCTAAAGAATCTGCGAGCGTTTGCACGCGGCCAGATCAATGAATCTGAGCTCGAGTTTGACCCGGACATCGACGACGATGACGACGAGCTGGACCTGGAAAATGATGACGAGTTCGTCTCCGAGGTTCTGGAGGAATGCATCGGCGTGATGCTTTCTATGGCAGTGCTCGGCGAGACGGCTGGCAACATCGATGAGGCAACCCAGGAAGCATTCGAGAAGGTGACTCAGTACCTGGCCGCCCAGGGTGTGATCAGTGAGTCTGCCGCCGCTACTATCACCACAAAGAACCCGAAGGTGTCCTTTGTCCGGCTGAGCCTCAAGGACCAGCTCGCCCGGCTGAAGAGCATGATTGTATTAAAGCTTGCGCGTAAGGCCGACTCTAAGTTCTTTAAGAAGTACAAGATTGGCCAGAAGATCAAGAAGGAAAATATGGCTAAGATGCAGGAGAAATATGGAGGGCTTGCCGACCGGCTGTCTAAGCGTCTCTTCCGTGCTCTGAGAAAACGTGGAAAGGTTGCCGCCATTGTGGACGACAGCAAGGAGAAGCATGGCCTGAAAAAGAGTGCATGAGAAAAAAGAAAGCGGCTTGAGAACGGGGATGATGGGGGCGAGAATCTCGCCCCCATCATATTTTCCCAGTTATGTGCGTTCACCCCCTAACCTTTCTGTTAGTATTTGGACGCGCAATACGCGTTCCCAGCCGGCGTGCTGGAACGCGTATTGCGCTTCCTCCTTTCCTGTTGCCGGGTTCACAACGGTTTTACCCGTCGGCACCCGGTTCGCGATAGCCCGTATCACGGGCTTCGTGTTATTCCTGGGGTTCGTCAGGTCGGCCAGGATGGCCGGCGGCAGAACGACTGCGAGCACGTCGCAGTCCTTTCCTGCCTCGACCACGTCGCGCCACGACGCGACAGTCATGTCCGACTGGCGGACATCTACGTCGCCGTAGATGTCCTTCAGCTCGGAGAGCTGGTCGGGGGTCATCTCGTGGCGGCTAAGCCACAAGATGGTGGTGACGTGGGAGGCGGTGGCGCTGGTGGTGCGATTGTTGATGGTCTCCATAATTTCCTTTCCGCCCTACAGGGCACGTCCATCGTGTGGACAGGTGGATACTTATTGGTTACCACCATAGCCAATTTACCAGGAGGGATGTAGAGTTAGCATTATCTCCTTGGCATTCACTATTATAATATATATTTGGTTATGATGGTAAAATCGGAAAAAGAAACAGGGCCATTTGCGGCCCTGTTCCTTAATCAGACCACCCACTGCAGTTCTCGTGGGCGTCCGATTTGTCCAGGTCGTACACTGAGTACTGTACCGGGCGACGTTTTTCTCCGGTCACGTCCTCCCGGTACAGGTGAATCGATTCGTGCAGCGGCACGACTCGATTCCCGCTGGCGGGGACCGTTGGGAAACATATCTCTATGTTATCCCATACGGTCACCCACCCGATGACCGCCCCACAGACTACCCTACCTTTTAGGAGGCGGTTGTACCTGTCGTAGTCTTCATCCCTGGCGTAGGGGTGAAGACCTAACTCGCCCATCAGGGCGAGCAGCTCGGTCTTAAACCGAGCTGTCCACTCTTGGATCGCGGCGTTCCCTGCCGCGATCCGCTTCTCATGGACCACGGCTGCATTGGCCGCTGTCCGCGCGGCCATCCGCGCCGCATATCTGGCACTGTGCTTTTTAGACATTATATGCTCCTTTCTAGTTAGGAACGGGCGGGGAGATGTCCCCGCCCGTTCCTCGCAGGCCCTTCCTTACTCTTCGCCGTCCCCGGCGTCGGCTTTGGGGATGCCGGAGACTCCCAGTGCGTCAGCCATGGATTTAACCCACTCGCTGACACAGTCAAATTCCTTTGTAGCCTTCTCGCCATTGAGCCACGTCTGGCTCTCGCAGAAGACCATATAGTCCCGGCTCTCTAGCCAGGTGGATGCGTCTAACGGGGCGCATCCAAAGTCTCGAACCTGGAGAATCTCCAGGCCCCAGCCCGTGTCCTGGACACGGACTACGGAGTAGACGCCATGTGTGGCGTCTACTACAGGAACCGCTGTAACGTACGGTTCGTCCGGGAATATCTCGCAATATTCCCGGCCTAAGACTTCCCACTCGGAGCCGAAGCTCTGGGGGAGGGCCTTGAGCGCGTCCACCAGGGCGGCACACGCGCTCAGCGCTGGCTTAAATACTTTTGCCAGCTTCGCGTACGCCTTTGCCGCCAGCATGACGGCAAAAGGCTTGATTTCAACGGAGATGCAGAACTCTTTCGGCTCTGCAACCTCCGCCGAGATCTCGTCTGCGGATGTAGCTGCGCCCCGGGCTTCACAAGAAGCCCGGTAGTCGGGTTTCACGGTCTCCTTACCGGCCTCGCATGATGCGCGAAGGTCGGCAAAGATGTCGTGCACCTTACCAGTGCACTTACCGAAGGTGCCGTATACTTCGGCGAGCCGGGTCTCGATTTCCTTCATCTCAGCGTTGTTCAGTTCAATGTGCAGTTTCATTTCTACGTCCTTTCTCCCCTTATTGGGGTTCGATGGGTCTTCTTTCTGGTGCCCATCATACCAAATTTTGAACACAACCTATGGGGTTAAACTTTAGACCCATACTTTGTCATGTTCACTGT